TGCGCCGTCCTTAACGAGATCGGTATCGTCCGGGGTTTCCCAGGAGTAGTTAGTTGTCGTTGCCATGTTTCTCCTTTATCAGGCTACTATTGTAGCGTCAATCCATTCTAGGGTCGGGCTTAAAGTATTCCATGTCTCTAGGGCTGAGACTCCGTTCCAACGTGTGGACTGGAGGCTATATGCCGTTGGTGAGACAGTCAAAGTCAAATAAAGCGAGTTATAGCCAGCGCTAAAAGTCCAACCTTCAACGAACCCTTGGAATTGTCCGTTAGTGATATTTGAAGGTAATTCAGTAATGTTTACTGGCATACCCATAAACACTTCTAATAAAGCATCACGATCACTATCATCAATTTCAGGACTGGTTATTGGAAAAGTAATTGACTTAAATTGAGCTTCTGGAAAGGCCCGCAAAGCAAGGTAAAAATTAGCCTGAGATATAGCATCAGCTGCGTGTTCAAGTGAGGTTATAATCTCATAAGCCTGTTGCCCATAGATTCCGATTGATTCAATATCAGTTGCAGATTGCTGAGCATTGGCCTTGTAGGTAATTGTGACGTTATTGCGAACATCTCCAGAACGCTTTGAGGTTCGAATACCGCGAGATAAAGCATGATTGCCAGTTAAATCAACATAACCGTTAGTAGCAAGATATTGGCTTCGATGAGTACTGTCGGCATACCCAATTCTGCCTTCTGAGTCCTCAAAGAGGTATCCCAATCCAGAAGTAGCCAGAGAAGATACAAGGCTGTAAATGTCAGTTGTGTTTGATGAGCGAGCAGTTAATTCATAATCACCTGGTTGGTCTATGTCTCCAAGTCCAGAGTTCTCGGCATTAGCCCAAGTCGTTGTGGCGTTATATGTATTCCATTGTGTGGCAGCTGGTACTTCATTCCAAGTATTAAACAGCGCTTGGCTCAAGATTGTGTAAATCTGGTCGCCGTCAAAATCCTTGCTTAAAACGCCCGTTGTAAGGGTTTTAGGCAGTTTAGACAAAGCGCCCAAGGCAACTACCTTGACACGCTCTGAAATAGCCGTAGATGACGCCTGAGTGACCTCTACGTCGATGTCTGTAACGTAACCACCAAAGAGGTTTACAAAAGTGCCGGTTGAGTCTTTGACCTTGATAATAATCTGATCATTGATGTCTATGACGATAGGCGACAAATCAAGATTAATTATTTCAACATTGCAATAACCTGCGTAAGGCTGAGAATAAATGTCTTGGCGCCCAGAAGTAATCGTGAGGTTGGCAAGAGTAAGGTTAGTGTAATCGCCTCCACCGTTGATTGTGACTTGCCATTCAGGAGTCCATTGACTCATAGGATAAGAGCCGATCCAACGCCACCGCCACCACGGTAAGAGGATTCATTAATAATCTCAACAATTTGGCGGGCTGTACCTTCTTTGTCCAAGGCTCCGGTTACATTGATGTTGTAAGTCGGACCTGAGGCAGCCATGATTCCAGCCAAAGTATTTGTATTAACTCCAGAGGTTCCAAAAGGAAATGCTGAAGCAGCTACTGCCGTTGATGCAGCTTTGGCTACTGAACTTGTACTAGATGTTGTACCAGATGTTCCACCGCCAGTTGGGCTTGAAATAGTAGGCGCTGTGTAAGTCGGCGTACTTACCTTTGGTGCTGAAACCGTTGGAGTTGTAAATGAAGGCTTAGAGATGGTTGGAATGTTAGGCAAGATTGGGATTGCGTTGTAAGCCTTAATTAAAGCATTGATGCCATCGATGGCTCCAGAGACCAGGCTACGGATTACGTTAATGACTCCGCCTACAATATCCACAACACCAGCAGCAATCTTGGCAACAAATGAAATTGCTCCACCAAGAGCAACAGTAAATACTGGCACAATGTAATCAACGATAAATGAACCAAGCGTTTGGAAAGACTCTTTGTTGCGGTCGATTGCATCCTTGATTGGGTCAAAGAGTTTTGCAAACTTTTCAAAGCCTGGTACGACTTTATTAATAATAATATCAATGAGTGATTGGATAATAGGAAGCAACTTATAGCCTATTGTTTCAACGCTTTCGTCAAAGGCTACTTTTAGACGATCCATGCGACCTTGGAATGTTTCAGCGTTCTTAGCAGCTGCTCCACCAAATAAATCACTCAACTTGGTTTGAACCTGAGTAAAGGACATAGCCTTTAATTCAGCGCTGGATAGTCCAACACCTAACTTGCCAAGAGCTGCAGTATTGCCATCATAAGCCTTACCCAAGGCATTTGCTACGCCTTCAAGTGGCTTGCCTGTCTGAGTTGAAATATCAAGAGCCAGAGCCAGTAATTCTTGAGCCTTGCTAGTTGAGTTTGTACTTAAAGCCAACCGAGCCAGAGCGGGACGAAGTGAATCATCAGCGACACCTGAAGCGCGAGCCATCTTGTCAATCGAATCTTCAGTAGCAGCAATCTGTGCTTTAGTAGCCCCGGTTGCGTTTTCTAGTGCCGAGGCTAATTTAACTTGGCTTTGTTCATCGGCTAGTGCAGCCTTAACTCCATCAACGCCAATCTTAACTGCGTAGGCTCCTGCAGCTGCAGCTGCTGCTAAAAACGCGGCACCGGCAACCTTGCCAAACTTTTCTAACTTACCAGCAGAATCCTCAACGTCACCGTTGGCTGCTTTTAACTTTTTATTAAGATCATCGACGTCAGCAAGAATCGAGAGTTTAAGGGTTCTATTACCTGCCATTAATCCCACTCCTTCAAAATCTGACTAAATGCTTCTTCCCATTTACGAACTAAATCCGGTTGGATTTGTCGCAAAGTTGGGTAGATAAAGTAACCGGAATTACCTCTGCCTTTATTAGGCGTACGCTTTGGGAACTGCTTAAATCTATTAGATCCAAACTCCATACCATAAAGTAAATCTAGAGTTGAACCACCACCGCTAAACTTCTGACGAGCAAAACCGTAACTGAACTCACCAATCTTTGAAGTTTTGCTTACCTTAACTCCATCAGCAATACGGCGAGCAGCAGTCCCTGAAACCGTACGAGTCGCTGCTGAAATCTTAATCTGTTGAGAAGCATATTCAGCAAGATTAGAACTTTCCTTTTTAGCAGCTTCAACGGCCTCATCTGACATACCTTTGAAAGCCCTGGTAATACCGCGTAAATCTGTTTTGTCATAAGCGATTTTGACATCATCTGCCATCACTTCGCTCCTTTAAGATTTCTATCGCGGTTAAAATGTCGTCTGCGTCCTCCCAGTATTGCATCGGTATTCCCGTCTCTATTGCTAGATTGACGAGAATCCGCCTTATGCTTCCTGGTTGGTGGCTTTTGGGCTATCATCTCCGACCGTTACGTCAGCAACGGTTTCAGACCATATGTCGTAAGACTTAATAGGCTTTCCAGCGTTCTCTCGCTTGTAAGCATTATAAGCCAGAAACATGAGATCCCAAATGCCAATCTTGTCATTAGCTTGAGAAATCGTGTTACCAGTTGCCTTCTCCCACTTTGCCCACTCAGGAGGCTGAGCCGTATAAGTTGCTTCGTCGCCTGAGTTATATGTAATTGTTATTGGTAGTTTCATCTAGTGCTCCCGTTTGTTAGATTTTAACTGAATGTGTCTGCTGGTGTGCCAACTACTGTTAGCGCCCAAGTGTCAGTCTGTGCTCCTGGAGCACCGCCACCAACTGTTGGGAATACTGGCAAGACGTTGCAAGCAAAGACTGCGCCAGTTACTGCTGTTAATGAAACTGCAAGAGTTGTGTTTGGGTTTGCATCAGCTGCAAGCCACATTGCTTCGAATAGTGATGATGTTGCACCCCAGTCAGCAAGTAACTCCACGTTAAGAGTCCATTGATCGTCTACATGTTTGTAGGCCTTGCCATCAAGTGTCTGAAATACATCAATCGTTGGTGAGTTTACGAGTGTAACGCTAGTTGTCTGAGCATCGTAATTTACTGTTGCGATTGTCAGAACCAGGTCGCGACCCGTGATAACTGTTGTTGCCATTGGGTTTCTCCTTATGCCGTCTGCGTATACCAGGTGGATACGCGTATGTCCGCGACTAGCAAGTTACTAGCGCCTACTTGTGTAACTGTTGGTCGGTCTACTACTTGGACATCGTATCCAACTGGTATAACCGCCACAACGCTTGTGATTAGTTGTTCTATATTATCGAGAGATGCCGGGTTACTGTTGTAAGCAACGCAGCAGGTAATTGTGTAATTTAACTTTGCTCGAAAGGTACTCTTGCCGATTGTCTCAAACTCCATGTATGGAGAATCCGGAACGCAGACAACAGCCGGGGCTGGGATCTGCTCAGGGACGTAACTAAATACGTTTGCTGCAACTCCAGATAAAGCTGTGGCAAGAGGAGTACGAACTGCTGAAAGGATAGTGCTCGGCATTACTGAGCCATCGTCTCAACATCGATGTATGGCCCTAGGAGGCCCACCACGCGATTAAACAAGCTGCGACCCATTCTGTCTGGTGATGGGGCAAAGTCCACGCCTTCAATCTGTCCGCCTGGAGCAGTACGAGATTGGAATACTTCAACTGAAACTACGATGATTGCGGATTCGACCGCTGCAACTCCAACATA